CATCATCCAACAGCTGGGTGTCTCGAGTTTCTTGGATCTATGCCTAATCATTTTGCACGGCATAGTTATATTGCAAAACCAAAGGTTGGAGATTTTTATTTATTTCCTTCATGGCTTACACATCAAGTGTATCCATTTAGGTCAGAGGGTGAGCGTCGTTCACTTGCATTTAATATACACTTTACAATGGATAAGCCAATTAAAGGAGTTAATGTGTAATGGTAGAAGATCCTAAATATAAATCAGTGGCAATTAAGGAGCCATATTATGATGCCTTGGTGCAAATGGGGTTAAACTCGATGCGAGGACCAGGACAACAAATGATGAACTTAATTAAGAAAGAAGCAGAAGCAAGAGGAATTAAAATTAAAGAACCAAAGAAGGCAAAGAAATGAAATCATTAATTGATGCTGGTAATAAGATTACTGAAATTATATTGGAGTGTGAAAGAGATTTACACGATCTTCCTCATACTGTTGGTAGAATATCAACTGAAGTAAAAATACATGGAAATCCTATACCTACACAAATTATACTTGATTTAGTTGATGAGTTTATTGAAACTAGAAGGGAAAGAAAAAAGGTTCAAGGCATGCAAGGGTTTGATGAAGAGAAGTTGGAGATGGCATTTAATAAATTAAGCCGTAAATGGGGAGGTCAAGATGTCAACTAAAAAGATAGTGGATCTATTTCAAGTTGATGATGGTGGAGTTAATCCTAAAACAGGATTAAGTGAAAAGCCATCCTGGTATATTCGTTTTGAAGACATGACAGATAGAATGTTATTCAAATCCCGTTTGCTCGAGTTATTGTCCATGGGTTATCGTAAAACTGTTGAAAATTTTAGATCAGGAAAAGCTAAGACACTCAGTGGTGGTGAAGCACGATTTTGGGTTATAGTATTTCAAGATTATGAAGTTAAATTACAGACTAAAAATGAAATAATTGAAGTTATAACTGAAGGACATAAACACAGGGAAGACGGAGAATATGCAAAATTCGAACGAGAAAAAAGAACAGAAGAAGCCATATCCTGATTGCTGGCCTATGGTCAGAATAACCTGGATGGATGCAATGGATGGTGAAACTGGTTGGCAGTCACTTGATGATATGATGAAAGGGCAACTGGCTACTTGTACAGATATTGGTTGGATGATTAAGAATGATGAGAAAAGTGTCGTGATAATGGGATCGTGGTGCTTGGACCCGGATGATAAACACGGCGGAAGATACATAACTGTTCCAAAGGGATGGGTTAAAGAAATAAAATATTTGGTTGAAAGCTATGGAGAGATTCGAGATTAATGTGTGGAAGGACGCTGAATTGCTTAGCAAAGAGGTGGTTGAGTTTCCTTCTACGAAAGAATGCTATAATTACGTTCAGGATAAATACCATGGACCTAATTCATGGACTGGTACACATCAAAATTTAAAAACAGGTATTACAAGATGGAGACCACCAATTGGCATAAGAGTTACTTGGGGCAAACTTCCTGAATATCAATATAAACCTAAGAAATTGTCAGCAGAGGACAAAAAACTACAGCAGCAGCTGTATGACTCAATAACAAAAGAAACTGTGATGGAAGAAGGTGTAAGAGATATGTTTGCTAAATTAAGAGAGAACTATGGTCCAAATCCAGATGCAAAAGGATATGATGAGGAGAAACATAGATGAGAACTAATTCTAGAACCGGAAAAGTAAGGCAAACAAGGAAGCCACATCATAAAAAGAAAAGAGAGCCTGTTAGTAAAACTCTTGGTCTTACACCTAATATGAAAAAAATGATGGACACAATAAAAAAGTACATAAAAACAAATGGTTTTTCACCAAGTTATGAGGAACTTAAACAATTATGTGGATTAAGATCTAAATCTGGAGTACATAGATATTTACATTGTTTAAAAGAAAGAGGATATATTAACTTTAAATACAACATGAAACGTGGTATTGAGGTATTGTAAAGATGATCTCAGTGAAAAAAATAAAAATGTTTTTTTATTTACCGGGTTATAGACAATACCGTAATACCTTTTGGTATAAACTATTGAAAAATATAGATATTATGGTATTACGAAGGTATTACGAGTCTAGACGACGCAAGGAAGTTTTTTGTTTTTTTAATAAAAAATTGATTAAAAATATACATATATCAATGGGTTAAGGGTTATGGTTGATAAAAGGATTGCCAATACCATTGCCAATACCAAGGACATGTCATTGAAGAATCCTAAAGGTGGTGATGGTTTAACAGATAAACAGCGAATATTTGTTAAAATATACGCTGAAAATGAAGGGAGGTTGACTCCAACAGAATGTGCAAGACAGGCTGGTTATAAAGAGGATAGAGCAAATGTTACGTCTTCTGAATTATTAAATGGAAAGAAATTTCCTAAGGTTGTTGAAGCTATAATAGCGAGGAGAGCTGAGATTGAAAAAACACATGAAGTTAAATTAAATAAACATGTACAAGAACTTGCTAGGTTGCGTGAGAAATCATTGGCAGAAAAGTCTTATAGTGCTGCTGTTAATGCTGAGCGCTTGCGTGGACAAGCGGCCGGATTGTACATTGACCGTAAAGAAATCAGGACAGGAAGTATCGACTCTATGTCGCGTGATGACGTTTTAAAACAATTAAAAGAGTTAGGATTAACAGGTGAATTTAAAAAAGAAGGAAATCAAACTGTCATTCAGGTCGAAGAGGAATCCAATAGCGAAGGACCTAAGGACATCACGCCAGTGGCGTCAGAAGATAGTAAAGAACAAAAAGACTTATGACCGTAAAGCCGGAAACAAGGCTTTGGAAGAATTTAAAGAAATTATTAGAGGGTGGTGATTACCTTATTTCACGCCTTGAAAGTTACGTTACACCAGGATTCCCTGATTGCTTAATATTTCACAATGTTACAGGTTTCTTTACACTTGAGCTCAAAGTAATACAGCGTAATAATAAGTTAAAATTTTCACCATTTCAAATCGCCTGGAATACACGTCATTCACGTTTAGGAGCACCTACATTTATCCTTGCTGGGGCCCTCGAGGGTGGGTACGTTAAATTGTTTTCAAGCGCCGTGGTCCGCGATTTACGGTCAAAAAACATCGATTCTGTGCCCGGGTTGTATGATGGAAGGCTCAAGGACCTTGATTTGTGCTCCGCGGTCCTTAAAACTCCCAAACTCCCCTCGTAATTCCCTAAGTTGTGGAAAACCTGTGGATAAGTCCAGGACGCACCGGGCGCGCGATCCTGCTTTCTGTCAAGTTAAAACTCCAAACTCCCCACATATAGTATATTCGGACAAATTGTCGCACGATATGTAGTCCACGTTACAGGAATGCCCGGCCACAGGAGCTGGTATTACGCTTTTCAAACTCCCAAACTCCCCATATATGGTATTATTCCGAGGTTCGAGGCACAAGATGTAGGGGACTCTGACGCACCGGGCGCGCTGCGGGACACCTTCGGAGTAAAATGGCGGAAAATAGCCATTTTTTTTGGCGTATTTCCCTGAAGACGACTGGGCTTCCAGGAATTTGCATCTCAATTTGCATCTCAAACTCCAAAACTCCCTGAAATCAGCCATTTTACCCAAGATCCATCACCTGCGTTCCGAGCTGTAGGACGCACCGGGCGCGCCGGGCATTCCTGTGGGAAGTGGATTCGTAGTAATCTGGAAAATTGTCAAATAAAATAAATTTAGGGGTTGACTTTTTGTTAAAAATGTATATATAGGTATTAGTTCATTAGAAATAGAACTAGAGAGGAGTAAACATGACTGATGAGCAAGTTGAAATGATTTGTGGTGTGTTAAAAGACATTACAAAAGCATTAGACAAGAATAATGCTACATTAAATACGATTCTTGGACACTATAATGGTATAGTACCACAGATGAGAGAAAATGTAGATAGAGCAAATAGATTCGGTAGAGAAGCCGAAACGAGAGATGTTGATAATGCTATAGCAAATTAACATCAATAGGAGTAGTAGGAGTTCCCTGCAATCAGTAGTTTATGTACTAACATGATTCGCAAAACTCCGAAACTCCCTGTCAATACCCAATTACCCAAGGTTGAGGATAACCTGTGGATAACTGGCCGGGCGCCCGGCGCGCGATCCCATTAACTTAAACTCCCTTTCTCAAAATATCTAGGAAAATAGCCAAATTTATCATTGACTTTTTGCCCGGGATATGCTATACTGGCATCAGAAATATGGAACACTTTGTAACACTGATAATACCCTTGAAAATAGCCATTATTTGTTATATTGGCTATCAGATGCTGCATCTCTTATAACTCCCAAGCTCCCTGAAGAGACCATTACCCAAGATGATTGGTCCATGTGCCGAGCTGTGAGTTCCCGGGATCCCGCTTTGTTCGTGATGTCAAGACATAAAAAAAGGGCGATATTTCTATCGCCCTTTTCAACCATCAACAAGGAAGGTTATTCTGTTAATCCAAGTTTCTTTAGAATATATCCTACATCATTTTGTAAATGAGCCAATAAGTCTTTCCCCCCTTCTGTTTTATTTTCTGCAGCCCACTCAACAATAGCATTACAAAGAATGCCACAAATGATTTTCCAGTCTGGGTGATTTGCTTTAGGCATTTTTACCAAGTCCTGCAATTCTACACCCTCAATGGCTTTTTGTGTTTTAACATACTCCACTAATTCTGTGATTAGTGGAGTAATATTAGTATTATTAACAGTAATAAGGTCTTTACCTTTAGGCATTGAAAACCCCTATTCTGTTTATTGCTTTGTGGGTTTTGTGGATATTCAATTCAATGATTTTTCCAGCATTAACCACAAACCAATAGTTAGTTAGTACATTATAGAATAGCACATTTTGATTGGCATACTGTTTAGTTGGCACAGTTGGGTCAATCTGTTTGTGCTTCATTAATGCACCAAGAATAGCACAACGAACAAATTTAGTTTCGCCTTGCTTATTCTCAAATTTAACAGCAAAAGTATTATTTCTTACTTTTCTGTATAGTTGTTGTTTATTCATTTTCTATTTCTCCTTGTTGAATTAAACATCTACCTTTTTATATTAATCAAAGGTAAATAGTAGTGTTATTTTGCTTATTTTAAATTAATTGTGGATAAACTGTTAATAACCTGTGGATAACTTCGCGCCCGGGACTTTATACGGCTCGCTTCGCTCGCCGCCCGGTCTAAACTCGCCGAACTCCGCAAACTACCGAAATTTCGACGTCTATGCGTCTATCGACCCCCCATCCCCCCCTTTTTGCCAAAAGCATGCTTTGAAAAAAGGCGAACACTGTTTGAGAGTGACAATCTGTTGAAATTTTGTTTTAAGTGTGATATAAGGTACCCTATCTAAAAAATTTTTAAAAAATGGAAAATGTTTCTAAATTAGAATCTCTAGATACTAATACACTAAAGTTAATTCTTAAGAATGCCTTGGAGGAAAAGCGTGAAAAAGCGCAAGGTGATTTTCTTACTTTTGTAAAGCATGTTTGGCCTGATTTTGTTGAAGGAAAGCATCATAAAATTTACGCTGAAAAGCTAAATCGTATTGCCAATGGTGAGCTTAAAAGACTTATTGTCAATATGCCACCAAGACATACAAAATC